TAGGCAGAATCTTTCACGAAAGAATCGCAAGTGGCTTAATAGCGCAAGGCTTATCGGTTTATGCGACAGCCAGCCACCCAACGCAAGTTCATCATCTAAACAAGTCGCCAAACTGGGAACTAATTCGTATGCCTAGCCGAGTGGCTAAACAAGGGAAGACATCTTCTCTATCAAGTCGCATGGGAGTGTCTAGGGCGCGCGTTACCACGTCATTTAGATACGTAGGCGCGCCCGATTATGAAGTTGCCAAAGTGTTAGCACCACTCCCGAAAAAATGATTTAATTGGCACTTATTCAATGAATATATGGCGGTGAATTTCATGGAGAAAACGTTAGGCATATTGCTACAAGAGCAACGCGAACTGATAGCGGCACAGTTAGAAGCGCACAGTAGAACGTTCTCTCACGATACAAGTTGCCGTAGAACGTATTCGTGGCTGGCAAATACTGACGAAGATGATTCATGTAACTGCCGTTATTCAGAGTTTATTAACATAGTTAGGACTGGTAATGCCGAAGGGCAAAAGTAAATTAAATCCTGAAGTGTTAGAAAAAGAAGCCAAAGTATTAGAGTTACGGCGCGGCGGATTGCCGTTTGATTTGATTGCTGTGCGTGTTGGCTACGCGAGTGCTAGCGGCGCTTATAGTGCGTGGGAACGTGCCAATAAACGCATTGTGTATCAAGACGTAGTAGAAACACGTAACATGGAACTTGACCGCTTAGATATTGCTCAGGCGGCAATTTGGGGTGACATAGTAAATACAAGTGCCACGCCTGAACAGCGAGCGCGCGCAATATTGGCTTACATAAAGATTGCGGAACGGCGAGCCAAATTACTTGGCTTAGATATGCCTACAAAGGCAGAAATTGAGGTAAATATTTATGAGCGCGACACAATTGACGCCGAAGTTAAAAGACTTGTCGCACTCCTTGATAGCGAGCAGGCGAGTGCGCTGGACGCACCAACTGGCGCGCCAAGAGCAATTACCAACGGAGAATAACGATTGGCTTGTATGGCTTTACTTGGCAGGGCGTGGCGCAGGCAAAACAAGAACAGCGGCAGAGTGGCTGGCGTATGAAGCGTCAAGCCGACCTAACACAAGATGGGCAATTGTTGCGCCTACTTATGGAGATGTTAGAGATACGTGCGCAGAAGGCGAATCAGGAATCATTAAGATACTTGAACAATACGGCACGTTACGAGAATACAATCGCACTTTTGGCGAAATATTTTTAACCAATCGGTCACGCATAAAGTTATTTAGCGGCGAAGAACCTGACCGCTTACGTGGGCCACAATTTCATGGCGGTTGGTTTGATGAGTTGGCGGCATTTAAATATCCTGATACGTGGGACCAATATCAATTTGCGTTACGTTTAGGCACACACCCACAAACTGTTGTAACAACAACGCCGCGACCAACTAAGTTAATAAAGGATTTAATAACGCGTGACAAAGTTGTAGTAGTGCGCGGCTCAACATTTGATAACGCCAAGAATCTTGCGCCATCTGCGCTCGCTGAATTGAAATTGCGTTACGAAAACACACGATTAGGCAGGCAAGAGTTATACGGCGAAATTCTTGATGATGTTGAAGGCGCACTTTGGACACGCCAAATGATTGAAACGGCGCGTGTTGGGAAATCGCCGCCACTTGTGCGTATAGTTGTGGCAATTGACCCTGCCGTGACGAGTAATGCCGATTCAGACGAAACTGGAATAATTGCGGCTGGTTTAACGGCAGATGGTCATTACTACGTATTGGACGATAAATCTCTTAGAGCCTCGCCTGATACGTGGGCGCGCCAAGCCGTTAATCTGTATCACGATTTAAAAGCCGACAAGATAATTGCTGAAACAAATAACGGCGGCGATATGGTAATAAGCCTAATAAAGCAAGTTGATATGGCTGTGCCAGTTCAGAAAGTAACAGCAACGCGTGGCAAACAGTTACGCGCCGAGCCAGTTTCTTCATTGTATGAACAAGGCAGAGTTCATCATGTCGGCTATTTTGAGCAACTAGAAACGCAGATGTGCGAATGGACGCCACTTAGTAAAGAATCGCCTGACCGATTAGACGCACTTGTGTGGGCTATTACAGAGTTAAATAGCGGCGGCAATAGTATGATTGCGTTAGCAAGTATGGCATTATTATGTTCTGTTTGCGGCATGCCATCGCCAAAAACGGCAGCAACTTGTATCAAGTGTGGCAATAATTTGAGAGGTTAATGTAATGGGTTTAATAGACCGATTTGCCGAAAGAGTGGCAAAAGAGATTACTAAAGCACCTAATCTTCCAGTAGGCGCAGTTTCAATGACAGAGCAACAAATGCGGCAAGCGCAAGGCGCCAATACAACTTACGGACAATCAGACCCTTTGCCGCGTAATCCAATTACGCCAACTGTGCCGTTTAGTCCGGGCATGCCAATTGTGCCGGGCGCAATTAATCCGCCGAACCCAGATAGCGGCAGACCAGCGCCACGCCAATACGAATATCAAGTAGCGCAAAACATAAATGTAACTGAAACACGTTTAGTGCCATTTAAAACATTACGTGCGGCGGCAGACCAAATAGATATTTTGCGCCGTTGTATTGAAGTATTAAAAGCAAAAATTATTGGATTAAATTGGGATATTGTTTTGGCAGAAGATAGTGCCGAAAAGATTATTACAGAAATTGGCGGCAATCACACACGCGCCATGAGTATTGCGCGCGAAAAATACACCGAAGAAATCTCACGTTTGCGCCAGTTTTGGGAACAGCCTGATAAATCAAACGGCTTGCTGTTTAATGATTGGTTGAATATTGCGTTAGAAGAAATTCTTGTGCTTGACGCGTGGGCTGTTTGGCCTCAATCAAACGTAGGCGGCGAATTACACGCCTTACAAATACTAGATGGCTCAACTATTAAGCCACTTATTGATGACCGCGGCATGCGCCCTACACCGCCAAATCCTGCCTATCAGCAAATTCTTTTTGGTTTCCCACGTAGTGAATTTGCGGCGCCAAGTGAAGGCGAATCGGCAGATGGCGAATTTACAAGTGACGAATTGGCATACATGATTCGTAATCGCCGTTCAATGTCCGTTTATGGATATTCGCCAACAGAACGCGCGCTCGCAGTTGCCGATATTTATTTGCGCCGTCAGCAATGGCTACGTGCCGAATATACAGATGGCGTAACGCCTGAATTGTTAATGGCAACTGACGCCAACTTTGGCAATAATCCTGATTTGTTACGCGCCTATGAAAACATTTTTAATGATGATTTGGCAGGACAAACACAGCAACGTAAGCGTGTGCGTTTATTGCCAGCAGGCATGACGCCAATTCAATTTGATGGCTACGGCGAACGTTTCAAAGATACGTTAGATGATTACTTAGTTAATAGCATTTGCGGTCACTATGGAGTTTTGCCGTCAGAGATTGGCTTTAATCCTAAAACTGGATTAGGCGGCGCAGGCTTTCAATTAGGTCAAGCCGAATCTTCAGAAGTTATTGGCGCAATTCCGTTAGCAACATGGCTTGCCAAAATGATTTCTCATTTGTCTTACACATTTCTTGGCATGCCACGCGAACTTGAATTCAAGTTTATGGAATCAGGACGCCAAGATTTAGAATCAATTGCGCGCACACGTGATTTGGAAATTAAATCAGGCTCACTAACTATTAATGAGGCACGTTCTCGTTCAGGCTTGCCACTTATTGAGGCGCCTGAAGCAGATATGCCAATCATTTCTGTGGCAACTGGTTCTTATTTCATAACAGAATCAGGCATAAAGCCTTTTGAAGACGCTGTTGGCGGTCTTGGCTTAGAAGGCGAAAATCTTGTAACGCCTGAGCCGCAAGATGAAGTAGTAACGGAAGACGTTACTAATGGCGAAAAAGCGGCACAAGAATTAAAGAAGTTTTTGCGATTCTTAAAACAGAATCCTGAACGCCAATTTAATTTCAGAGAAGTGCCAGTTGTGTATGCCGAAGTGTTAAATAAATTCGTATCTGTTAAAGATTACGAAAGCGCACGTTGGTATGCCGAACGCTATTTGGCGTAAGGCGCACAATGAACCGCGCATGGAAGCAACGTAATGGCGCAAAA